GTGTAATTTCTAATCTTATCTTCTTCTACTGATTTCTTATAAACCTGAACAAGATCGTTGATGACATAGTGTGGGCTTTTTGTGTTAATTAGCATATCTGCCATTGATATGCCTTTCTTCTCACCTTCAGCAATAATTCGTGTCAAATTGTTGACAGCAGTGTAAGCAGTAGCATCTAGGCCACTTGAAAATATTGAGCCTAATACTTCGTTTACATCTTTAGCAGTCATGTTTTGACCGTCTAACATAGACAACAAGTTAGGGTCTGCGCCTGCTTCTTTAAGCACTACTTTAGCAGCATTCTTAAACATAAACAGTTTGTGACTATTAGCATCTTTTTGCATTGTTTCTATTTGCGTCTTCAATGCTGTAGCACGTTCTGGTTTTATTTTGCCTTCTGCCAACAGTTGTATAATTACAGATTTTTCTTCTTCTGTGTCGATAGCACCACTTAGTACCATTGCAGTAACAATAGCGTCTGTTTGCTTACCTGCGTCTGTATCCCAATATGCTACTTTATCTTTTTGTGCTTTGACCGCAGCAAGGTAATCTGCGTTAAGTTTTTTCTTAGCATCCCCAGACAGATTGGATTTGTTTACATCATCCATAAATGTTGGGTCAGGTTGACCTGTGTAAAGCACACCAAGTCTTTCATTAAAACCATCTACAGCGGCTCTATCATTTACAGTAATTTGGTTAGTATCAAACGTATCTTGTTCAGATGACAGTTGTTGTGCTTTTTTAATAAAGTCTGCACGGGCAGGGTCATCTACAGTAAGTTCATTGCCTTCTACGTCATACATTTTGACAGACGGGTCTGCAGCACGTTCTGATACTTTTGACCAATCCGTTGCTGTTGCACCATTAGGATTTTGATAAATAGGTATTTTGCCGTTTTCGCCAGACTGCAATAGCATCATCTGACTATTAGATGTTGCTAATAGATCATCATAACCATTAGCAAGTGTGCCTTGGTCAAATGTTTGTAAGCCTGAATATTTTTTAAATGTACCGTCTGACCATTCTTGCCAGTTACCAATAACTTGTGCAGTTGATGTAGATGTTGAAATCTTTGTCTTAGTAGCATCAAAATTAGTATTATATGCTGTAACTGATTGTGCATTACGCGCTTTTGATATACTTGACTGTACGTTTACCTTACCTTCCATATATGCTTTGTTATGGAACGGTTCATACTGACTCCAAGCATATTCATCAAACACACCTTCTTTGTTTGTGTATCTTTCTTTTTTTACTTTAGCAGTGTGTTTAACCCAATCTTTGTCATAATCAGATTGGAAATTGTTATAATCTTTACGTTCTTCTAAACCAAAAACAAAATCATTAGCCCTCATCAGACTATCGCCTTCTGACAATGTGGCTAGGTTTGTGACTTCTTGGTCACGCAGTTTTAACTGTATTTCTTGTTTTTGTGCTGCAAAAGCAGATATAGAGTCCAACATGGTTTGACCCAAATTGACCATACCTTGTGCGCCACCAGTACCTGTAGTTAGCGTTCTACCGCTTTGGATTGGTGCTGAACCTAGATTACTTTGATAACGAGGTATTTTCATTAGTCTATCCCCTTCGCATCAAGTAACTTTTGATTTTGTTGATATGAGCCTACCGAGGATGCCGTATTAAACAATGACTGACCAATAGCAAAATTAGCATTAGCAATTTCACCTGCTAACGCTGCATCCTGCGCCTGAGTCTTTGTCCATAGCCCCTTTTCCAGATACCACATATCTGTTTCAAATTCTTCCATATCAGCATTTGCTACAAGCAAACTACTACCTGTGAACATCTGTGTACCAGACGCACCTGTTCTTGCACGAACCTCACTCAAACGTTTCTTTTCTTCAGTTAAACGTTTTTGCTTTTCGTAGTTAAAATTTAAATCATTCTCATACTGCTGCCACGCTCTGTTGGCACGCATGTTTTTTTTCTGTTGTTGGATACCCATAATGGTAACTGCGCTTGACGCAACCATTGCAGGTATAACCCACCATGCCATATCAGTATCCTCCTCTAATCACTGGTAACCAACGTTCCTGTTATACCAAGAACAGTCATAGGTAACGGCTGTGTTTGTTCTACCGTTATCTGACCTTCTCTGTTCCAACCCAAATTAGTCACTCGTTTATCACCTGAGAATGCAGGTATATTCTGCCCTACAGGTGTAGACGATGATCTAAAAGGTATTTGGTCACCGTTTACTGTTACACCGACAGTTTCATATAATCTAACTGCCACTTCATTCCATCTTTTTGGTCTGTTTTGTGCAGACCCTGCTGATGCTCCTGCTTCAACACGCATAGTTACCATTTTACTGGTATAACCTAAACCTATCTCAACATTTTGATACCCGCTTGCTGATGGTAATGTTACAGTGACTTCACCGTTAGTTACCGTCTGATTTGGGTATACCGCATCACCTACTAAAACTTGTACACTTTCACCCTCCAAATGGTCTAGGTTTGTTAGTGTTCCAGATGTGCCATTTACTAATCCTGCCAATGTAGAATCCATGTTAAGTAATGGGTCTAAGTATTCAACATACTGTACTTTTTCGCCATTGATAGTACGTTCAACAACAACCCATACTTCAGTTGTATCACCAACTGGAATTGAAGCAACTGATTTTACTTTAGCGTGATTTTTAATAATGTGTGTGCCAGACCCTGTGCCAATTTGATGTACAGTACGATCTACGGCTTGTTTGTATGTTCTGGCTAATTCTACAGTGTTTGCGTCTACAGCAATGACATAATATGTTTGACCATTAACAAGACCGCTGATGTCATCATTGCCGTTGTTGTCGTAGATAACTGGGTCACCTGTAGTGTATCCATGCGCTGTAATAGTAAAATAGCCATTTTGCAGGCTATCACTAGCGTAATCTGTTAATTGTGTAGAAGTGTCAATTTCTTGAATAATGTAACCGCCAAAAATATGACGATGCCACGCAATAACGTCTTCTTCACGTTTATAAGTCATTCCTAATAGAACGCCATCATCACGCACAGCCCAGTAAATACTTTCTGGTTCTTGAGCGTAAGTAACATCTGTAATACCTGTGCCTGTTATATGCTCTGCTAACAAACACATATCAGGTGCAGAATACGCATCATCTTCAAATTGATACGCAAACTCACGAATCTTTTTACGTTCTTTCTGTACAAATAAAACTACGTTACCAATTTGGATAGGCTCTGTAGTCCATCCACCGTATGTAGTTTGCTGTGTAATTGTAACGTTATCAGGCTTTAGAGGCTCACCAGTAGGTCTTCCTACCTTAAACTCACCACCTGCAGTACCTACAACCAAATCACGCGCAGGTGCTAACCAACGTATTACGTTTACTTTGTTCGCTGCAATTGTGTAGATAAACGCATCTGCAGCGTCACCCGCGCCTGCATCAAAGTCTGTGTACAACCCTGATTGGGATGCCCAGATTGTTTGGGGGAAATATGTCGAGCCTGCAAATACTAAACGCTGCTCATAAAATGATACTGTACGCGGATAACCTGTGTGTTCTGACCATGCGCCTAATGCCCATTCTGTTGTGGCAGAAGCAGAGCCAATATCTTTTTTAATTTCCCATGTGACTACGGTAGATGATGTGTAGCCTGTAATTACACCCCAACCATCTTTCATCTTTACCAAACGTCCAATATCGTCTGTATGGAAACCTGTTAAGTTTCCAACATCAGGAAATAAACCAGAAGCCGTTAAAGTACGTCCTGTGCCTACGCCTGTGGCAGATGAAGTAAATGTAAAACTTGAAGTGTTATCGTCTAAAAAAGGGCCGCCTGCAAACGTTTCATCACCAATTGTCCATGATGTATGACCAGTACGCGTTAATTTTTGTGGCGGCAACGTTTCATGCACGATGTACATGATGTCTGCCGATTGCGTGTACTGAATCTCATAAAGCATACTTTCAGTAATGCTCGTAGAGATTTCGTAAATTTTATTAGCATCGCCACCTGATGTGTATGCCGTGTATCCACTGCTGTCAATATTGTTACCGTCTAGGTCTTGCAGTGCAAAAGTATTAGTTGTTGCTGATGCTACTGTATATCGTTTGCCATTAATTTCAGTCATACCTACTACAGCAGTAATAATGACTTCATCACCATTGCTATATCCGTGACTTGCAGATGTAACTACTGCAGGATTAGCCTGTGTTATGGCTGTAATAGTTTTATCGTTTTCAGTAATAATACCGTTATCTTTGTAAAAACGAATATATTGGTCACCAAACTCTAATATGTAACTTTGCTCAACATTAAATTCAAAAGGTATGAGCCTTATTGTTTTTGTATGGTCTTTTACTGGCCCAACAAATTGTGTGCCGTATCTACGCGCTGCACCCCCTTGTGGGAATACAGTCATATTCTCAAGAATTTCTAATCCATTTGAATATTTTTTAAAGTCAATCTGGCCTGCTAACTTGGGAGTAAGTTCGCCTGCTGTAAAATTTGATTGAAATGGATGTACTCTTGCCATTATTTTCTAAAGTCCGTAAATGTGTTAGATACAAGGTCATCAATAAATCCTTCTTGACCATCAACACTACGGGCTTCAGATAGTTTGGCTTGATACATTTTTTCCATCTGCGCCTGTAGTTGTGCGCTTCCTGTTATTGCATACGCTAAATCTACAGCCAACTTAGATGTAAGAGTTTCTACAAACATTGCATCAAAAAGCGTTGGGTCAGTGATTCGCGCTATGTACAAAATCTTTGCTGTACTTTCGTCAGTAACCAAGACCCTGCCATTAGTTGCATCGTTTTCAATTTTAAAGATGTAATCTGCATACTCCATTTCCAACACCCGCAAACAATATGGGTCTGTAGGAAGTGCATACATGTATGTAAATCCGTATGCAGGAGTGTTAGACAGTTGGGGCAGACTTGCCCTAGTTATTGCAAAATTCCATGGATGAGCGCGTAGTACATGGTCACGCGCTTCTGTAAAAAAGGCATTACATAGACGCGCTCTTTCTGTATCGTCAGTAAGACTTGTAATAGGTTGGTCACCTAATCGTCTTAAAGCATTACTACAAATAGATACGTCTGTTGCCATTCTAATCCCTTTTTATAAAGGCAGGGGGGATTTTACACCCCCCAACCTGTGCTACTTAGTCGGTAACGTATTGCATGCTTAGTACGATAGTACCTGTGCCTGCTGCGCCACCCATAGTAACTGTTACTGGCATACCAGTGTAGTCGGCATCAACTTCTAAACCATAGTTTAGAGCCAATGTCGCTGCACAATCTGCTAGTCCTGCTGAAGCAGAAGATGCTGCCGCTTTAAAAGCCGCTGCACCTGCTGATACTGCTGAACCTGAAGAATCAGTATGCGCTGCATAGCCTACAGAAAGAGTTGTAGATGAACCTAGTGCATCGTGTGCAATAGTTCCGCCAACAATCCTTGCTCCGTTAGGCAAGTTAAACATTTCAATGACATCGCCTGATGCTAGTGATGACGCTTCATAAGTAGCGTAAGCAATTCGCACCCTTCCTGCCATTTCATTTGTTTTGACTCGATCAGTTGGGTTGTTTTGACTCCAACTTGTCTTCTGTGCTGAATATACAGTAGCCATAGATCAACCCTCCTTATTCTTGGCAAGCAATTTCTACTACTTTTTCGTCTTCAACTCGCGTTGCTCCGATAGTCATAGATAGAAATACTTGTGTTGCATAATTCTTGTCTGCTCGTTCAGAAATTTTTGTGTTTACATCCTGACCGACAGCAAGCCCGATACCAGACTTAGCAAAAGCCAATACTGCTCTGTCGCTGTTGCTATCCAATCCAAGCCTTTCAGTTCTGATGAACCTAAAGCCCATGAAAGAATCAACTTGACCTGCAACAAGTGCTTTTACTGACGCAAAGTCTGCTGAAGTTACCTGTGTAATTGCAAGCAGATCAGAGATTTGCTTAGAAGTACAAATTAGGTATCTTTCTTCATCTGGGTCAATATCTGCGCCATCCAAAATCTCTTTAGCAGAGATAAGTTTGTCTACAGATAGTCCAGAAGACGCTACAGCAACTTTTTGTGTCGATGGTAGAGCAATTGAAGTACCGCCACTAACACCGCCAAAAGCGTTGCCTGTAGCAGCAGCAATAATTGAATCATCCATCGCACGGCCCATTGCCCATGCGCCTGCCATTGCGTATTCTGATTGAGGTGAGATAAGCATTCTGATCTTATCTTCATTATCAATCAGGTCTGCCCAATCGTAATCGTCCATAGTGACTTTACGTCTTGAGTGTGGTGTGTCCATTCTTGGGGTGTCAGAGTGGCGTGAAGTACGCTTCTGAGCCGCAACAGAACCGATACGCTCAAAGAAGTGCGATTTACCTGTAACTGTTTCAGTTCTAACCGCATCCCTTAAACGTGAGCCTTTCTGCTGCGCCAAGTGGAACACATTGCTTTTGTACTGTTCTACAAAAGCGGTTGTGATTTGCACTGACATAGTGTGCCTCCTTTAGTTTAAGTTTACATTTCACGGTTTTTGTCCTTTGCAGGGAAACCTTACAGTTAACGCACTGTCGAACGGATTTTAAGGCATCACACCTACAATCAAGGTTGTCCTATTAACGGGCCTTAATATTGTAATTCAAATATACCACATAAGTTGCTAATTACCATGCACTTTTTCCATAAGTTGACGCATACGCTCCACAGCCGATTTATGGTCTGGATGGTCTGCTTTAAAATATGGATGATTTGCATTAGCAAAAGTGCTGCTAATTTCATCTTGTGCATCTAACCTGTTTGCAGCCAGAGTATTATTTTGCGTATTTTGCGTCATATCCTCTGTTACTTCTGCACCTAGTTTAGAAAACAACTTAATAACTGCAGGATGGTTACCTGCAGAGGTATTCATTAGTTCCATGATTTCGTCATCACCATATACCTGCAACGCTCTTTGTGCTGCACGAATATTTTTACTGTAATCAACACCCCATTCTTTTTTCAAAAAGTCTTCAGTTTCTTCTTTTTGTGTTGCAAGAACAGCAGGTTCATTTTCCAAGTTATGTTGGATTGCGCCTGCTTGGTAGTTAATCAAAGCATCTACTTGTTTTTGGTTTAGACCAATATCATGTGCAACTTGTTTAAATTGGCTTAGTTCGTTTTCACCAAAATAAGATTGCAAGTCTTCTGGTACTTTTGTTTCGTATGCAGATGGGTCATCTGGTCTACCCAGTTTACCGTATAGTTCTTTAAAACCATCCTCATCTTTTGGAATCGGAATACGGTTTCCCATTTGCTTTTGTTGATGTACTACAGTCTTTGCTAGACTTTCCACATCCTTAAAATTAGATAAGGTTGGGTCATTTCTTAGATCGTCAGGTAGTGAAGATTTCCAATCAAGGTTATCGCTCACCCCTTCAGACCCAAGAACAGTAGTGTCTTGAGTTACCTGTTCGGTGGTAACGGCCTCTGCGTTTTCTGACATTATTTTTCTTTCCTTTCTTTTATCATTGAAATGATGCGTAGAAATAAACTACGCTGCCCTTCCTTGTATGCAGTTGAATACGGGTCACTAGAAAAACTAATTCTATTACCGTATGCTGCTTCCAAGTCTTTTAGCACTTTCTCACCCGCAGGTGTTGAGAAACACTCTTTGTAGTTTTCTACTAACTCTGCGTGTTCCTTATGCAATTCTTCAAATTGTTCTGAATCTGCCATTATGCTTTTCGTGTTCCAATCTTAGGAAAACCTTTTTTCATGTTTTCATAATTTTTTGCAGAAATAGTAGATTTAGATTTAGGTCTACTAATTCCCTTTTTTTTTCTTTCATTGATGTTGTAATATAGTCCTTTATTTGGCATTACATTAACTCCTGTTCGGCTTGTGTTGACGCTTCAGTCATAACGTCTTGTACGTCTGGGTCTGCTACGGCTTTTGCCGCTTCAGCCTGCATCTTACCTGTCTGTGCCTGCTGTTGTTGCGCCATCATCATTTGTTGTTGCATTGCTGCTTGTTGTTGCGCTTCACGTTTATCTGCAACGTCTTCCCTAGAAACCAAGATAGATTTAGGTACACCTAACAATGTTGCACGCATTCTAATTGCTTCATCGTGATTGATGTTATCCATAATAGTAGGGTCAATCTGAGCAACGTTTGCAGCAAGTTGGTATAGTCGATCAATTGCTTGCGCTTCTTCCATTCGTTGCGAACGTGCCAATGGCCCTACATATTCAATATCCATCTTGGCCTCTTGGATATTATCAGGTGGAGGGAGCAACGCACCTGCTCTGAACATGATGCCAAAGACACGTTCTATCAACGGGTTGAGAAATTCACTTTGGAATCTACCCAACGTTGGGCCAAGAAGTCTTTGCATTAGTTCATAACGAACCTGCACTTCTGTTGCAGTCATCTGTGGCCCATCCTGCAACTGTAGTTGATCTGAGTAGTATGCTTGGCGAATCGCAGTACGCAACTGCGTTTCTTTCATGTCAGTAATTTGCCAGTTAGTGCCAATTTGTAGGGGTTTGATAGCACCATCATTACGAATAACTGTGATGCCTGCAGGTGTAGTTCTTACTCTGCCAATGACACCATCATCCTGTACCAAAAGTGGGGGGTCAATTGCTTTCGCCCATGCTTTAAGTCCAATCTCTACTGCTTTATTTAGAGTTTTAATATCAGGCAACGCGTTATAACTTGGTGAACGTCCGTATATTTCACCTGTTGCCTTAGACCATCTAGGTACTAAATATGGAAACTCATTGTATCCACCAGTACGCACAACCATTTTGTCTTCCTGACAAACATGGCAACTATGATATTTAAGTTTAGTTGCTACTTTGCCTGTTGCACGTTTGTAATCTTCTGATGGTTCTACACCATGAATAAACACAAACTCTTTTTCAGGTTTATGTTTTGCTGCTTCTAATATTTTTTCACCAAGACGTTCTTCACCAAACTCTTGTACTGCTTGTCGTGCTGACATTTTGTACTTACGGTATACAGTGTCGATAAATCCATTGTTGTTTTCTTGAATGTAAAATTCGTCAATGTGTAATGTTTTAAAATGTATGCCATTGTCTGTAAATCCGTCTTTGTGTTCTTCAACAAACAAACATCCAGTACCAATTGATGTAAGATCAAGGTACATTTCATGTACTTCAGTATTAAAGTTTGCATCGTTGAATGCGTCATACATTCTACGCGCAGTATCTTCTAGCCACATTTGTACTCTGTGGTCTTCGTTTACAATTTTATCTCGGAGTTTTATTGAGAACCAAGGCAATGATGGGGAGGTAAGTGTGCCTTGTAGACTTGCTGCTAAAAGAGTGTTTGCAGTGATTGCTGTACTATCAAATAATACTTCAGTTCTTTTTGTACCTTTGGTTCTTACTGTAGTAACATCAGCCTTACGCGGCATGACATAATCAAGTATTTCTTGCCAATGGTCTTCCCAAGTGCCACGATTAGACTCCATTGCACTTAGTCGTTTTTTTACATACTCGTATGGTTCTAGTTTTGTTTCCATTATGTAATTGTTCCGCCTAACATTGTCTTCTTAGTTTCGGCTTCTTCATCTACACCCATTCCAGAAGTCAAAATAGTTCCATATTGGCCTTTCTTTCTAGTAGCCAACATTTTTGCTTTTTCCTCTGCAACCGCTGCCTCTTTCTCTGCTGTACGATCTGTCACTGAAGTATCTACAGGTGGCGGCATTGCAGGTGATGATTTCATACCCATCTGCATTCCTCCTTTAACATTCCGTAAAGAGCAGCATCAATATACTTACCCTTTACCTTCATAGTTTTACGAACAACACCTTCCTTGACAAAGCCTACGCCTGCAAGTAATCTTTCGTTTCTTTCGTATCCATTAACACACATTGCTGTCATTCTACTACATTTACACTGATTAAAAGCATAATCAAACATCAATTTAATATTTCTTCGTTGACAGACCCTTGGGTCATCTAATGCCAAATGAACGAAAATATTGTGACCATCGTAATCAGAAAACAACAAACATCCCAAAATTTCGTCTGTTTCGCCTTCAACAAATACAACAAAACGATCAGATTCCTCCATATCGCGTAAGATATGCGCTCTTGGCGCAATATAATCGTATGCACGTTCTCGTATTTCTGCGTCAACGCGCACTTCGATCATTATGCAGCACCGTAATTAGTTTTCCTTTTACGTTTTCCGCCTGTTGATGCTCCACCTAAAACAGTTTTAGCAACGTTTGCTTCTTCTTCAACGCCACTTGCACCTGTCATCATAGTGCTACCACCATATCCTGCGCCTAGTGTTGCTCCTGCGTCTGCTAGTGCTGCTGCTTTAGCAGTTTGCGCTTGTGCTGCTTCTGCTGCCTTTTTAGTTGCTGCAGGTGCTGCTGCTTGCGCTACTGGCGCAGGTGCAGGAGCAGGTGCTTTCTTAGGTGCAAGACCAACGGCTTTTGCAATAGTTCTTACTACTCCGCCCATGTTTAGTCCTTTCCTTTGTTATGCAAACACATTAAAATTACTATCTGAATATATTTGCGTTGGTTCATAATTTTTAACCCTAGCCTTTCTGACAGACATAACGGCATAACGTGCAGCCGAAATAACATCATCATGCTTAAATACGATTTTACCGTCTTTACGATGGTACATTCGTAATTCTTCTAACAACTTACTTTGATTATTAAAAATTTTCAATCTATTAGTCATAAATCTCGTATACATCTCTTGAATGCCTGCCTCAACAGATATTCCTCCAGAATTTTCTTTTTGACCTTGTTGGGGCGGGTTTGTGAAGTGTTCACGCGTCATGTTTACACCTTCATTACGATATTGCTCTGTCAAACTTTTTCCAGAACCTTTATCTGCTTGCCTACCATCCATAGGCCATATTACTGGTATCCAGTTACCACGCCCTTTAATAGCAGACGCATGTATTGGCACTGCTTCTTGTGACATTGCATAAGTATCATAGATGTAAATTACGTCTGAATCTCTATCCCACGCTGCCCATGCAGCAGCAGTCGGGTGATCCCATCCAAAATCAAGACCACAGATTCTAGGCCAAAACTCTGGTATCTCAATTGGGTCACAAACCATGTCTGCTTCAGCAATAGGAAACACCAAACCTGAACCTAGTTGCGGGATACCTTGTTCACGCATTTTACGTTCATGTGGGGGTAGCGCAGCCAATATTTGTTGACGCACCTCGGCAGTCATGTGTGGTGCATCATCCCACCCTGCCTGTATGAGAGCCTGCCCATCCCTTAGATCGTTGACAAACTGCGCTACAGTTTCAGTCATACCGCTTTCTGGTGTAAATGTCATGTAGACAATACCGCCTTTGTCAGCAGTACGCGTCAATGATTGTGTGTATATTGATGATGGCGGTTCTTCGTCTAGCCAAATAACATCTAACGATTCACCCATCCATTTTTCTTTGCCCATTTCATAGGCTTTGAACGCTAATCGTGACCATCCGCCTGTCACATGTTTAATGACAAGACTATTCATAGCATTAGGCACGCCTGCTTTTCTTACCGTTTCACCAATTAACTTTAGTGGTATAGACCCAGTACCTTTTGCCGTAGGGTCATCAGGTTGCCCCACCAGTTCTTTTTGGCAAATGTCACGCGTAGTTTCGTTAGACGCACCACCTGCCCATGCTCTGATAGGTCTAGTAAATTTTCTGCCTTCCCACCAATCAGGATATAACCCTGTTAAATGATATGCTAGTTCCATAGCCCCGCAAAATGACTTACCGATACGGTTACCCGCCATTAGCAGCCTTTGTTGCGCTACAGTGTTGTGAAATTTAGTTTGATAATCGTAGGGGGTATAGTTAGCCATCAGATTTGTGGCTTTTCTGTGTTCTAATTCTTTGGCAATCTCTAATGCCCTTGCTAATGCGTCATTGCTCATAGTTTGTACAAATCATCACTGTGTACCATTATCCAGAATCCCTTACGGTTTTTTTCGCATAATGCAATCACTGGAGTTTTGTTTTCTGCATCTGCGAGTTTCTTAGTGTCATCCCACAATGTAACTACCGTATGTTTTGCACGCAGTTTACATTCGATAAATAACGTTTCATGGATAACATCTGCGCGGGTAATCTTGCCGTTGCCACCCGACAAAGCAGCCCTATCGCCACCAAAGAATGCAGCAACTTTTCTTTCCCGCTGTTTCCACGCTTTATCGCCCATAATTAACACTATACCCGAAACTTAACTTTACGCAACTCCCATGTGATATTCGTTAACTTACGTTAATATCTAAAAATGCCCTCCGCTGTATGGATGAATCCATTGTATGTATACGGCAGACGCACTTTGGGGGGTGGGGGGTCGATTTGGCCGAGCGCGCCTGTGTGATTGCGCCTTGCCTGTGCGTATATATGAGAAGCAGACACGTTTGCCCGTAGCCTTTTAACAAGACCGCAGGGATATGCCTTGCCTTTGCTCTGTGAGCGCGTGTGTGTGTGCGATGAACGTTTTTTCGGGAGGGTTTGGCTAAGCCCTGTGTGTGTCTATCCCTATGTGTGTATATATAGGAATGAGCAGTATACGAGGCTAATGCTTGATGTCTTTTGGACTAGACCCCGCGCCAATGGATTTGAGCAGGTGATTCAACTCTGTCTGTAGTTCTTCATCTGTTCGTGTCTTGGTTACGTCTTCTACCTTATGCACTGTCTGGTAGCCTGTACGATCTAGGATGCTGTTGATTGCACCTAACTTGACCGCAGGCGATACCTTGTCATCACTGATAAGGCTCTGGAGTTTCTCAACCGCCATGGGTACAGCACCGCCTAACGCGTGTCGTGTAGCGTCATCAATCTCATTAGCCAGTTTCTTCTTCAGTTCGTATGCCTGTTGCTCAGCAGTGGCAGGACTGTAGCCCGCGCTGATTGCTGACTGGGTTGCATTGCCCGTCTGACTAAAGTGATGAACAAACAGTTTTTGTTTGTCTGTAAGGGTTTTCGCTGTCATAGCCTCATTATAACCTAAAGTAGTTACAAGGCAATATATATGTG